ATTCGCTGGGCCTGTGATAATCAGAACGGTGGCTCTTCGCCTTTGAATGAGGGCTTCCACCCTACTGAGACTAGCTCTCGCTTTGGTATAGGTTGCCGCACTTGTGCGTGTAGATGTGAACCAGGGGCTTTGTCATTCTCAAAGAACCCCCAAGTCATCAGGAAGCAGTCAAGCTGAATTGGTAGCTGTTCCATCAAAGACCAAACAATCGTTGAATGTCTTTTGGATGGCTAGGCAACTGACGACCAGCGTTATACTCTTCCATGATAGTCTCACAGAAGTCTGCAACATCGTCTCTGTCTAACGCAGTAAACAACTGCTGACACTCACGAAAGAAGTTACGCATGCGCATGTCGTTAGTGTTATCACTAGCTGCAGCGCGGTGAGTCTTGCCTGGACGTTGATTGCTCATCTAGATTCTCCCTTGTAAGCTAAAGCAATATACTACAGTTTTGTAAGGATGTCAACTCATCGTTGCCAGTAGCCAAATCTTTGGTTGGGGTTGGGTTGAACATCCTCATATTTGGTTCCAGTAGTTACAACAACATCTGCCACAAGGTTGCCAGTAAAATAGTTATGTTGTTGAACTATGTATTCACGTAGTCGTTTGATCTCGTCAGCAGCTTCCCAACAAAGTTCTTGCATCCCATCTAGTCTGACATTGTGTAGACGTTCAATTAAATCTGTCATTCCTGTACTCCTAAACTGGCACATACCGTGAAGCCAACACATCTCCCCAAGGGGCAGTCATAGTCATCATCCTAGGAGTGTTAGACTTAGTTGGCTTTGCGTCCCACCATGCCCAAGCCTCCTCGGCGGTTTCAAACTCAACAGACGACCAGTTCCCATGCTCCAGTGGAGTATCGGTCATAAACTCTGTTTTCATAACCCAACGTGTCATCTTGATCTCCTATACGCTAACACGAACCCAGTAGTGGGTGTTTGACGTCAACTCCATCCACCAATCTTTCAACAAGTCGTTGAGGTGAGTGTAGTGAGCTTCAGTAAAGCTCTTATCGGCGGTTCTTACAGCAAACATCTTACAGCTCCTTTGCCTACCCCACCAATATAGTACAAAGTGAAAGTAAAGTCAACAGTTATTTTGCCACAGCAGGATTCAAGTGTATAGAGTCAACACGGTAGGCATATTGCTCGTCACCCTTGTCGAGTTGGTCAACATACTTACTAGCATCGATGTGGTTGTCGAATGCGGCGACCGCATTAACAAATTGTGTTTGGCGGTAGTACCGCATTACAACATAGATCATTTATGGCTCCTTGGGCGTCCAGTTGTCAATAACTACATACGTATTGCCAGATGGCATTGATGTTTCCATCCGGAAGAAGTGTGGCTGAACAACTTCCTGATACTCGTAGTTCATGCTCATCTGTACTTGCAAGCCTTGTGGGAACAGGCGCAGTTGATCAATTAATTCAGCAACAGTCATCGAAACATCTCCTCTTTCAGCTCAACAAAGTACTGAGCACCAAACGCAACACCCGAAGTATCGAACATATCTTCGAGGATCATCTTGACAACAGCCCAAGTACCGAACGCGTGCTGCTCAACTACGTCCTTGATCATCTTCTCTTTGCTCATCTCAGCTCTCCTCTGCCTACACTATCAATATAGTACAAAGTGAAAGTAAAGTCAACAGCTATCTTGCAATAAAAGAGCCTTCGCCGCGATTATATGCTTCGATCATCTCTGCAAACATCTTGGGAGTCATTGTGACGACTGATGCAAGCTCAGTGTCTTCGACGTATTGGCGGATGTAGACAACATCATCAAAAAGGATAACAGCGACATCCTCTTGTTCGCCGCTGTCATCCAAAACTGTTATTGTGGTGTTGTCAAACTCATGCTCAACGCTAAACATTGTTAAACCTTCTTAAAGATGGAGTGACCTTTGCCACGAAGATCGTGTTTGACTTCTTTCCAACCCAAAGGTGCCAAAGCCTCCAATGCTACAGCGTGATTCATAGGTCTGTCCCCTGTATCGTGAATCACAATAAACTTATTGGTTTTAGGTCCATGCAACAATAATTCCTGTCGAACGTGGTGGGAATCGTGCAAACTATCGACAAACAAAAGATCACACTCGGTAATCTTCAATTTAGGATCTGTTGAACCAATTTGTTTTACAGACATAACAACATCGTTCTCTTGAGCAAATTGATCAAATAGATGTCGATACTCGTTGAAGTTGGTAAGTACAATATCGATAAGCTCAATACTTTTTGGAGCTTGCAGCAGCACTGCTGCCGCTGTTGCTCCTTGGTTGACCCCTAACTCTTTATACGTTTTACATTGTAACATCAGATCAATTAGATCTGCATGGTGAGACGTGTATAGCTCGCCATGCGCTTTTTTCTGCACAGCTACGATATCGTCGTAGAACTGCTGCAATGTTGTACAGTGTGAGAAGTCGCCCTTGATCATTTGTACTTCACATCGTGAGCTTTGCCATCACCGTAGTCGCCATCATACGACTTTAGTGCTTGAGCTTTGAACGACAGATACTGGCCAACGCGAGTTCCAGGCTTGATCTTCATAGGACCAATGGTAACGTGCATCACACCAGCCATAACCCCAGAATAACCAGTATCATAAAGACCAGAAGTGATAAACACCCCATTGCGATTAAGAGTCGATCGAGTAATAACCCAACCTGCTTCGCCATCGCCAACAGTGATCTTATTCTCCATAACCACTTCGTAGTGGCCTGGTTCCAGCCTGTAGTATCCATCGTCATCAACCTTTACTTCTACACTGCCACGATGAATCTTGCATTCTTCATCGATTACAAACTCGTTGGCTGTAATGTAGAACACTTTACCTAAGCGCAGGTCGACAGCGTTAGGCTGAATGTCTTGGGGCTCAACATTAGTAAGTTGTGACGTTGATAATAGTTTTGATCCAATATTAATCATTATTGCGATTTTCCTTGTTCCTCAAGATCTAAAGCATACATCATTAGAACGATGTAGTGGACAGCTTTGAGAAGATCCTTACGATTCTTCCCACCCTTCTTACCAAAGCGAGCAAGATACTTAATAGCAGTATCACGAGCAGTAGTCTCCAGCGATCCAAGCGATCGCCAGAAGTCTACAGTTTGCACATCACCATCGCCAACATAATGCTGACCGTAAGTGCTATCGATATACGCTTTGACTTGTTCTAGCGAGCTCAACTCATTGTATTTGTACTTAGCAGTATTTTTCATAAGGATGGCATCCTCATTGTACTTAGCAGTATTTTCCATTTGGACTTCCTATTAGATCATCAATGTAACGGATATTCTTCAACGCAGAAGCAATCTGCGTAATTGTAGCAGAATTATGATCAAAGTCAACTTCAATCTCGTTCTTACCATCAATCAATCCAGTTGGCGAGTCATCAAACTCAATACCACACATTCCAGCCCATACAGCAGCAGAGCTATCCCATGTGTCGATGTAATTAATCCAACGAGACACTAGACCAATCTCGTTAGGACCATCAACCATTCCAAGGAAGTGAATCTTCTTTCCATTCTCAGAGATCTGCTCAAGAATACCCCGATCTTCAAGCAAGCGCATCAGCTTCCAACGAGACATGAACCGCTGCAGCTTGTTACCCTTCTCAACACCAAACATATTAGGTGCAGTAAGGATTGACACGCCAATGTAGTCAACCTCAGGAGCAGTAGCAGCCCATTCAAATGCATCCAACACACCTTGGATGTTGCCGACTTCTGCTTGAGGAACAAAGAATGTACCAAAGCCATACGCTTTAAGTTTAGGTGCTAACTCCATTGCAGCCTCAACTGTCTTACGTGCAGGCTCGCCAGGATAGTCCGACATCACAATGTAGTCAGCTTTTACCTTGTTAGCCATCTGCATTAGTTTGCTGGAGTCGTACATAGGTTTGCCCTGCTTGTACATCTCGAAAGCAGAGTTATCCATAATTACAATTGTGTTTTCATCTCGAGGCATATTAGCATACCAATTAGCGTATTGCTCATCTTCCTCGATCAAGTGAGCCAGAACCAAGTGGTGTGACCGTCCAGATGCAAACAGATCCAGATACGGTGTTGGTGTAATGTGACAGAAGTCAGTCATAGTATCTCCATAGTTAAAAGAAATAGGCAGAAGTTAATCTGCCTATAATTATAGTTCAATTCAAACAGTTAGTCAACCAGATTAGTGATTAATTTGGTGAGGAGGGACGTAGAAAGCTCCATGCTTCTTGACTTCTACGTGAGCATAAGACCGACCACCCATACGCTTCAAGCCGCGGTATTCACCAGACAACTCGCCGTGCTTGTGGTGTGTAAACGAAAGAGACTCGCCCTTCTTTACATCTTTAAGTTTTGCCTTTGCAGCAGCAGTACCACTGATCTCTTCGCTGATTTCTTTAAAAGTCTTCATGGATCCCATCCTTGTAAGGTTTACTTTACCTTATTTATATCAATCGACGTCTAGAGCTTTGTACTCAGCGTAAGATCCATTCTCACCATCTTCTGATACTTTAATGAAGATGTCGCGACGAGGATACTTGATATTGATCTTTGCAGCAAGCTCATCAGAGATCATTTCACAAGACTTATAGTCCAATTGAAGAGTGCCATCAGAGTACAACGACTCAAGCCAACGCTTGAACAGAATGAACTCGATATCACGGTCATCATGGAATACTTGGATTCCAACCTTGAACTTAAAGATATGCCGATGTGGATAGCCTAGAAA